TTACGCCAATATAAAATTTGAAAATGAAGTTCTTGACGGGGAAAATAGGCAAACGATATTACATAATCTATATGGATCTGAGTTTGATACTCGCGCGGATTTATGGTCTTTTGCTTGTTGGTTTTACTATTATTTATTCGGACATTGGTATAGATCGGGAGACGATCTCGAAGAGTTGGATAAGTATGACGATATTGGATTTTATATTAAATCTATTCTAAATTCAAATTATAACAATCGTTTATATGCCGGTCAGATAGCCGAAGAGTTTCAAATTAAGAATACAACTTTTCATCTTTCCTTATCGGAATGTATTTTCAACTATAATTCTCTACAAAATTCTTCGATAGATGATATAATCACTCATATTTCAAAGGAACCGCTTCTTGATATCGGGGAAGTTTTGTCAAATTACTTGTGGTTATTATTACTAACTCAAAGAATGTCTAAAAGAGATGGTGGTGATGGAAATGTGTTAACTTTAATTCATCTATTCTCAAAAGTTGGAGACTGGTCACAGAAAGAAATAGATAAATTTATCATTCTTGGTAATATTTACACAGATAGCGTTTTAACAAATTGTAGTGAAAAGAAAAAAGGGTTTCAAATGATTATAAATCCACCAAGAACCGGAGAATGGAATAATACAGATCAATTAAACTATTTAATTGAGGAGTAGAAGACTATAAAAGAATATCACCATCAATTGGATATTCGCTAAATATTACTTTTTCCATTTTTTTAGTAGTTTTTATCAAGAAATATCTTGATAATATATTCTTCGAAAATAAGAAAGTCTACCTAGTATATTTCAGTCATAAAATTTTCATCAAAATCTGCCAAGCCATCTTTCAAAATTCCTAGTCGCAAGTAGTAGTCATGAAAGATTTTTAAATTTAGTTTCATCGGTATAGAGATTTTCGATATAACAACGTCAGAACGATAATATTTTGTTAAAAAACGTTTTCTTCTCGAAAGATCTGTACAATAATCAACAACTTTACAAATTATAAAATATAAATCTTCAGCCTCATTGTTTCCATAAATCTTATCTTCAATTGTGTCTGAATTGTCGACGATATCTAATGCAGCTTTAAAAATAGAAATATTCGTTAAAATATAATATTCAAATTCTTTGACTAAAATAGCATAATTAACATATTCATCTGGAAAGATGATATTTCTTTCCTTTTTAATTCTGCGAAAATCTAGATCTATATCTATGATATTAAATTTATTTGCCTCGAGAAATGTGTCGGTAATTACATTTTGCATCAAAGATTTTAATGGGAAATGTAATTTGTCTTTATCTAGGTTTAACATAGAATAGATATCTAGCTTTGTTTCTCCATATTTTGGATATGTTGCCGACCGAATGATAAGTTTGTTTACTTCAGGTTTTGAAAAGAAATAGTTATAAAATTGATCGTAATTCTGTGGATTATTTTTCGTCGGAGTATCTATGAATGCAAGAGGTGGGATAAAATACTTATCGAGATAGACGCCATCTCTAATAGGTCGTTTTTGACTATTATAGATATCTATTACATGTTGTCTTGTCTGAAGACTTGGAATAAAAAACTGCCCGATAAATTTGAGACTATTAAAAACGTGTGGATGACACCGGTATAATACATCAAAAGTAATTTTATAAATATCATAGAGTGGGTTATATCTATCGGTAACATAATATTCTTTTAAAACCGTACTGTGTAATACATTTTGTCCAATTTCGATTCGCGACAGACCAAAATCAATAAGTTTAGGGATGATATCACTTTCTATATATCCGTTATCAAGTCGAAAAGAAAACTTACTATTTCGTTTTTCAACTATAATATTATCGGTATGTATATCATAATGTGTGAAACGATATCTTGCGTAAGCATATCGAAGATAATAAAACAATAGTGTAAGCAATTTTAAAATATCTGCAGAGTTCGTGGATTTTGTTAAAAAAACGCTTAATACATCACCTTTTAACTTTTCTGATATAATAACCCATGGTTGTTTTGTCGAACAGAACGTTGTTATTTCATCTTTTTGATTGACATTTTCTAAAATAATTCTTGAACAGTTAATAATACTGTAGGTTTGTTGAAAGATAGGAACTCGTAGTTTGTTAAGTTCGTAGTTAATCAGATACTCCCTCAAAAGATTATTTAAATCTTTAGTTTTCTCCAATCGATATTTTTCATTCTCCGTATATGTAAATCCATTTCCAGCTGTAACTTTAATTTTATCAAGAGCTTCTTCTGCATTCGGACTTTTAACTACTATCTGATCCACATTCGAGATATCTGCAGATAAAACTATTCCATAAACACCTTTTCCAAGAACACCTGTTAGCCTAATCAAATTCCTGTAAATATCCGTGTAATTACCCTGATAAAATTCGGAAAATTTTTCTGCTACAGCGAATAAATATCGAAAAGCATCATGTAATTGATAAGAATGACCATGTTTTAGAATTATATCATTGATATCATCCCGTTCATTAGAATAAATATTGAATATTAAACGAAAACATTCAATAATATTTTCTTCTAATAATACACCATAATCGTTTTTTATCTCCTGATGGAGATTCGCTAGCTTAGCATCCATCTTTTTCTTTAGGTAATGATATTCCTCTTTAAAAATTTTTTATTAAAACACATACAAGGGCGAAGGGTAGACTATCTACATCAATTTTTATATAATAATAAAGGATAGCCTTAGAGCCGAAAGCAAAACGGGTTGAAAGAATGGAGAATAAAAGACCTCTGTCTGATAAAGAAATTATCTTTTTAACAGAATGGATAGATGGAGAACCAATCTTCAACAGTCCTTTTCCAAAATATAATCGGCAAGCAAAATATCTTTGGAGGCAACTTTTAACAAGACAGTTAAAATTGCAATCTGTAGGACCAAAGTTTGGTCCTAAAAGCCTTGTTAAATTTCGCGATATCACCAGAGATACATTTTTGAAAAATGTTATACCTCCAGGAGAACCAGTCGGAAAAATATCGGGTACGACAATCGGCGAAAATGCAACAACTCTTATTCTTAAGTTGAAGGGTACAACTGGTACATCTGCGTCTTCGCGATCTGTGTCTATGAATACATTGTTTCAAAAACTACTCAAGTCGGCAAAAACTCCAAAAGCTGCAATTGAACAATTTGTGACAGTGAGATTTACTAAAGTTTGGAAGTTTATCGATTTATATCTCAATCGTCTAATGTATCAAACTGTTAAATTGGGCAAAGATAATATCATTTTAGATTCCGCGGTCCTTTCTGCCGAGGATCTTTCCGACAATGATTGGTATGATTTATTCTTTGAAGTGTATCCAACAAATAAAAATAAAGTTACATCACATTTTGGTTTAAGAATAACCTTGGATACAGAAAAATTATATGGATTTCATCTTACACTTGAAGAAATCGCAGATAAATTTAAAAACGAACATTGGTTTTGTGTTTTTAGCCCTCAACATCTCGGAATTATTGATATTTATCCAAAAAGCAATTATGACGAACTATTTACAAATACTCAACGGTTGATGTTCGGTGAAGATGTGGAAATTTCATTTACCGAAAAGAAAGGAAAAAAAGAGGAAGAAGAGATTGATGACGAGGGGGAAGTTGAAGAGGAATATGAAGATGTCGAGGAAGATGAAGAGGAGGAAGATGAAGAAGAGGAGGAAGATGAAGATGAAGATGTCGGGGGAGAAGATATCGATATCGGAATTCTTCCCGAGGCTGAAAAACTTCCTTATTTTTTGAAAAGTGTTGTCAAACCAGCATTTTTCGAACTAGAATTTGGAAAAATCAAAGATATCACAACTCTATCTGTTAACTGGGATACACTTTCAGCTCTGATTAAAGATGAGAAAAAAATTGGCAGTTCTTATAAGATTACGATTGATAAGAAGCTAGTTGTCGAAAAAGGTCTAAGTGTTAAAATGTTATTAAGATTTTTAGCTAAAAATGAATGGGTTATTGAAGATCCAACTGGTATAAAAGAAATGGATAAACTCAATTACAAAAGCGATTATTATATTCTTCAGAACGAAAATATTTCGATATCTCCCAGAAAATTTGTTAATGACGCAGTTGATAAATTTGAGACTTTTAACGATGTTGTTCAACCTTATATAGAAATTGAAGGAAATATTAACAATATCATTGCGGCTCCGTTTGTTGATATCACTAGAATTTTAACCGACACAGTAGCATTCCAAAAAGAACTTTTTGGAATAGAAAATGCAAAACAGCTATTCTCAAGATTATTTACTGTTATCTTTTCAGATGAAGCTTTACATCCAACTCATGGTTTACTCGTTTCTTCTTTCCTTACTAGCTCCGGGGAGGTGCTAGGAATGACGAGGTTTGGAGTTAATAAAAATCGAGTTGGACCTTTCGAACGTGCAGGATTTGAATCGCAGACCTTGGCTTTTTTAGAGGGTTCGGCCAGACCTGTAGAGGAAACAACTCGCGTTACAACATCTTCTTTTTACGGCCAGGAACCACCGCTGGGTTCAGGTATGGTTACAGTCATCGAAGATAAGGAATTTTCTCAAAGACAAGCACAAATTAATCCAGTAAAACAAAATGAACAATTAAATGTTATTAATGATCTATTAAATAAGAGTGTCAGTTTCAATCTTGGAGAGACGGTTGCTAGAGAACCGGAAGTTGAGGATAATGAAACGGATTCTTCGATTTTAATGGTTATCGATACTATGACACAGGAAGAATCAAAACGAATGATGCGAAAACCGCGAATTATTACGGCGATTAAGAAACAAGAAACGACGAGAATTGACGAGAGACCGAATATCTTTTCAGATCTGCCAGCTGGAAATGTTCCAAAAGAAGTTAATTTTGGAATTTTAGAATCACAAGTGAAATCATTTAATGGAAAAAGAATTATTCTTCCGCCACCCAGGCGTACCGAGCCGAAAACTTCGAATCTAATCATTCCCCCAACTGTGACTATTCCAGTTACGAGAGAAGAAGTAATTGAGTTACGCGAGGAAAATAAGGAATTGAAAAGCGAAATTCCACAAAAGGTTGTGGAACCTATTGTTCGCAAAGGTCCGCCGAAGAAGGTAACAATGGTTACTAAAGAAATGAAAATTGGGAAATAAAGAAATTGAACAGTAATTACTGTTCAAATGTATAAATTTTATTTGGAAGTATCCATATTTCTTAAACCAAGCTTTGAATCGTCGATTTGCATCTCTCCGATTCTTAGTTGCTCTTGTTCTCGATTCACAAGATAGTAAACAAGAATACCAGCGTTTTCAGTGTTATCAAATAAGAAATCTTTAAATTCATCAAGAGCATCGAGAGTAACGCTTTCATCCAGATAATCTAACAACATTGTAACAGTATCAAGATCTTGAACCGATAGCAAAAGCGATACGGCCTTCCAATTTACTTTAAATCCGTAATTTGCGAGAATATCAAAAACATCTCCATCTTTTGTTTCTTTAAATTGACTGGGACCTGTAAGAAATTCAAAAGGGTTTCCAATCTCGTACCCAAAAATTCCGAGGCGGATCATATTTTTAACTGCTATAAAAGATCGAGCAGAAATTGCCTGTGTAAATAGAAGTTTACTATAAGCGGGATTGTTTTTAACAAAATCATGTAAAAATTCAAAGTTTTCTCTGTAATCTCCGTCGGCAACATCGCTTATAAACCGTCGAATATCATCAGCCTTTGCAGGCTCACTATGAACAGTTGATGTGATGATCATTCTTTCATCTTCGATAAAAGACATAATCCAGTTATATTTTTCATTAGTAAGAGCTTCGACTATTCTTTCTTTCGAATATCCGTTCCGAAGAAGAATTTCATAGGCTTCTTTTGGATTTCTAATTAAAAACAAAACAATTTCATAATCTTTCAGTTGATCACCAAGTGTAAGAAAAAGTGTTTGAATACGAGTAATCTTAGAGCTAAGATCGTAAATATCTGTTCGAATATACCAACTATCAAGTGAAAGTCTCAGCGCTATCTCTTTACATGTTAAATTTCGACCCGAACAGTTGATGCATGGGCATTCTTCGGCGTCAAAAAGTTCAAGCCGATAGTTCCAAATCGTATTTTTCGCGAGTAGATATTCAACAACCTCTGGGACGACTGTAACGATAGCATTTCTCAAAGCTAAAGTTGCGAGGGGATCATTTTCCTTAACTATCTTTTTGAAATTTTCCTCAGGATTTCCCGATGTCCTGTATCCTAAAGAGCCCAGAACCGCCAAGTCTCGTAGATTCGCCATGAATGAAAATTATGGAGATTCATTTAAGAGTTTTTACCGAAGGTTTAGAGAAGAGTATTCTTTAACAAAAAATAATAAAAAAAGGACACGAGAGGAATGGATTCAATGGGCAACAAGACAAACATTTAGAAATGATAGTTGGTACATAGCAGTATTTTTAGATCAAAAATATACTATGGATGTAAAAAGTTTATTACAAATACATAAAAATATTCCGCTATATATTGACGCTAATACATCTTTTCTATTTTATCTACAATATGTTCGTACTTTACCCATCAGGGATTATTCTATAGAAATAAATGTTAAAAAATATGATACCCTTACGGCTTTAGAAAAAGCAGACATTGTAACCGCCACAAATACAGTTTTGAATTATAATTATGACGATTGGGAATTATTAATCTTCCGTCTTCTGAGCAACAAAAAACATAATTTGTTGACGAGATTGTGGGTTTTCTTTTTTGCCCCGCAATATTTAGCATTTGTTTTTATAACTGTTACCTCGGTAATATATAAAGAATTTAATCAAGATTCGTTTTTAAGCATCGTTGAAGCCTATTGGAGTGATTATTTTAATGTTGTTTATAATTTGAGGCGAACAGAAAAATTTATTTTTTCATTAGAAATAACAGGAAACTTTAGACAATATATCGGAAGGTTAATATTATTAAAATCGTTTCTTGAAAAGGATATAAAGAAGGCTATTAGAGGGAAAAAATTAAATGTAATAGATCCAATCAATCTCGAAAATGTTGGAAAGTATTATTATCAATGTACAAACCCACACGAACATTATTTTAATATTTCATCATACCAGGGATATTGTGAAACGGTGGGCGAAAAATGTCAGTTGTGTCCAATTGATAAAACATATAGCATCAGTCCAGAAATATTTTACCAGAGTGGGTAGTCAGTATACAAGATAAAAAATATAGGAATTATTTCAATTGAAATAATCAAAAATGTCGTGGGTTCCTTTCACAGGCGCGATATCCTTCGAAAAAAATGTCGAAAAACAAATGATAGAATTTTCTATTACCGAGGATGAAATTAGACAAGTCATCAGAGAAGGAAAAAGATTATCAGAAAATCCTGATTTTCCGGATTCGATGGTGTTTGTCGAACGTAAGAATACAAAAAATCCACTTCATGTAACAGTTTTTAGAAATCAAGATCCATATATCATTTTACATGTTATTCGTGAGAGTCACGAAAGAAAAACCGATAAAGATTACCGATCATCAGCCGTTCAATATCGTGAAGACAAAAAGTATGGAAAAATGAAAGATATGGAACGGGAAAAATATAATAGATGAGGGACTAATGTAAAAAGATGTTCTATTGAACATCTTTTATTATCCATCTATGCATATGGAGGGGGCGAATGTACCATTTTTCCAACTAATGGTCCATATTTTGGTTTATATCCCAATCTAGTTTGAGCGCTCATGTAATGATCTGGAACTTCCATTAATGTTTGTAACATTAATTGTTCATCTGGATTGTTACTCTTTGTTACTTTGTTGTAATTAACAAAATTAAAAATGTCAATTCTTCCTTCAACCTGATCATCAAACTTTTCCATATCTTCAAAACTTCCATCTCCCACACCGATACAAACTATTGACAGTGGATATTTGGCAACTTCACGAAGTTTTGCAATATGTGCAGATTTCAGGGTTTGATCTATTTCCCCGTCGCTAATAATTATTAAAAGGTGAAAACGATCCGTTTGCTGAACAATTTTAATTGTTTCATCTATTAAAGCGATAAAAGTCTTGAACAATAATTATTGTTCTTGTATAATTCATATATTTATAACCATTCAACCCCTGTAAATCCAAGATCTTTAACTATCTTGGTTAAAAGAATTTGTTCCGAGTCAGTTATCATTCTTTTACGGCTTAAAATTGAAAGGTATTGAGTTTTAACATCTCCAACGATTGAAAAATATTGATAATCTGTATATAAAATTCTATAAATTCCTGTTTGCCCAGTTTCAAACTTAATATTGAATACGAGAGGTTTAGCTGTTGGCGTCGCAATGCCCTTTATCTGCCGAAGCGCCTGACCATTTGGACCAAGACAGGTATTTAGAACAGATAGCCCTTGTGGAATGACCGTATAGTATGCAGTCGCACCAGCACAACCGACTTCAAACCAGGCATTTTTACGCCCGACCTCATACCAAAGGCCAGAATAGGCTTCAAGATCAAGTTTTTTCGACATTCTTGCTCTTTAGGTTCTATAAAACTATCTTTTATCTTTCCATGTGTTAATAAATTGTGAAAGATCAATACCTGTCTCCTCGTCGGGCAAATTTCGGGTAATTTCTTCTATTGTTTCAGGTACATTATTAAAAATAGTTATTTCTTTTTTATTTTTTCTTCTTTTGGAAACAACCCAGGTTCGAAGAGAATTTAAAATTGACGAATACGTTTCTGGTGTATTAAAGTTTGCTAGTAATTCGTTAAAGATAAAACAAACCCCGAAAAATAATGTAAATAATAATAAAATAAATTCATTCTGCCGAATTCCCAGGATTAAGGGATCCATATTTGCCGTATTTAGATAACTTAAAAACTAACATCCTTTCAAATTTGAAAGGAATTGAACATAAATATTTCTATTCGCAAAACAAAGTCAATATATAAGGACTTCCTGGCGGAAAATGGCAAAAACTTTCCCTTGGCATAGCAAGTACCAGATTTTTTTGAGGAGTTACTAACATCCAAAATGTAAACCCTGGACACATTTCTCCGGGGAAATGTGCACTACCATCTCTCGCTGTAAGCATTAAAGAAGGTGCTGAAGAAAAATTTTTTACGCAAACGTCACAAATTAAAACAAATATTACAATACATTCACCATAGTTTGGTTGTCCGAGAAATGATTCTACTCGCAAATTTTCATCACAACTACTACTCAAACTCGACGAGCTACTCGAACATTCTGAAGAAGAAATACTACTCGAGCATCTACCCGAACTACTACTTGAAATACCCGAACTACTACTCGAGCATCCACACGGTTTTTTCTTCGATGTTTTATTTCCACATGTATTACATGACTTTTGACATCCCTTACTGCATGTTTTCTTACTTTTATCTCGAGGGTTCCCCATTCCTTGGCGATTGATTTTCTACAAATTGATCGCGAAAAGAACCAGTAGCTACCAATAAAAGTATATAAAAGGTAGCTAAAATAGCAGCAAAGAGAAAAAGCCAACCGGTCGAAACGATTTTATCCAAAATAAGTCTATTAAAAAATACAGCGAATGTCCAGACTACAAGAAAACCAACTACGAGAATTATAATATCTTTAAAAATTTCAATCCAAGGTATCGATTCCTTTCTGCCGTACCGTGAACAAACCAAACCCATTGTCTTCTTCTTTAGTGAAGAAATTTAAAAAGTGGAGTGTTTTAAACTTGCGGGCAATATTCCCTTGTAAAAAAAATATTAAATAATGTACTGAGGCCATTCACAACATTTTCAGAATTCGTTTCAAATGATTTTATATCTCCGGGTAAATGAATTTTATCCAAACAGATTAACATGGCAACTGTTGGATCCAACAGTTTCGATAATTTCCCATATAAAGACATTTTCGCCCGAGATAGTAATTTTAATAGATTTATTAAAATTATTACTAGACTGGCTACCTTTCCTCATGGATCATAACTAAACGTTTTATAATTTGGATCAAGTTTATTTGATAAAAATTCATAATATTTCATCATAACAACAAATTGATCATGATTTCCAGGATTTTTATCCGGATGTAATTTTAAAGATTTTTGTCTTTTACATCTTTCCAAATCCGTTCTTGTGTATGATAACTGTAAAGCAAAATATTTTAAAGCGTCATCGATATTAACATATTTTTGATTAAATTCGTTGTGGTTAATTGAAGGTCCTGGGGAAAAAAATCTCGCATAAAAATCTGGTCCAGGCTCCGGTTTAGTGGGTTTCGGACCTTTTTTCTTAGGTTCGGGTTTTGTATTTTTCATATATTTCAATCCGATCTTATCAAGTTCGGCTGCTAATTTTGTATTGGATACCGTAAATTCTTGATTTTTTTCTCTTTTACCACGTTCCGGGTGTTCCCCATTTTTTAGATCATTGTAAGATTTGGTAAAATCGTTATAATAAGCATACAATTCATCTATATAAGATATTGTCTGCTTATTAAAGATCTTCTTTAATATTGTTTTAGCTTCTGTGTTATATCCAGTTGAACGTTTTGGCGGTTCAGGTTTTGGTTCAGGTTTTGGTTCAGGTTTTGGTTCAGGTTTTGGTTCAGGTTTTGGTTCAGGTTTTGGAATATCTTCCTTTGTTTTTTTACCTTCTCTTTTTTCATAATCTTTTATAGCTTTTTTGATATCTTTTTCAGAAATTTCCGCGTCTTCTAGAAGTTCGTCATAATATTTACCACTTCTTTCTCTTTCCGGCAAACTTGCCAGAAATTTTAGTAATTCATCCATTCAAAAGATATCTTGGCTATTTCAGTTACATTATTTCTTGCTATAAATTATTTTGAAGGCAGTCTTGATAAATCATTTAGGAATTATTTTTGAATCTTAAAGACTTTCTTATTTCTAAACTAAAATTATATATGAAAATGTTTGTTAATATGGAACGAAATCGAGTTATTCTCTTTATCTTTTGGATACTTATCTTTTTCGTCTTCATGTTTCTAATATGGATGTCTAGAGACCCGGTATATATATTTGGACTATTTCTTATGTATTTTTTCTTTTTGGCATTTCTATTCTATTGGTATTACTTTATTTCAAGAATGGGTGAAACTGGAAGGTGTAGTTGCCCGGATCATACCGGTCCACACTAGACAGTATTTACTTTTACATCGACGCGCCAAATATAGTAAACTTTGATCTCAATTGAGATCAAATTTAAAGTCTTTAGATCGAATTTAAAGACTGAGATAGTTTTCCCAAATGACCGTAAGAAAATTAATATTGCATTGTTTTGACGCTTGGCTCGGCGATAGTCCCGAATGAATCATCTCATCGAATTCGAATTCGATTGTTTTAGCTATTTGGGCATAAACTGCAAACATTATATTTAGTTTTTTTAAAAAAACATTATATCTATTTACACCAGTAATTAGTTCTCGAAGAGTACTTATAAATTTATAAAAATCTCTTTCGGAATTATTGGGGGAGTCGTTTCTATATTCACTTTCGCCAAAATCTCCAAGCACAATTTTCAATTTTCCATTCCGGAGAACTGTGAAAATATTTCCACAATGCAAATCTCCATGATAGATATCAAGTTCAGCCATTTCGAATAAGCAAGCAACGACAGATGAAAAAGTTTCATCCAAAAAATGATTATTGATAACCGAGTATGTGATAATTTGTTTCAAATCGCCGATGGCCCTTTCCATAACAATCAAACCGATAGAATTTTTACCTTCTTGACAGATTTTTCCTGTTAAATATCGAAGAAAAAAATCAGAATCGCCATACATAGTTATCATCTCGTTAATTTCTCGTTCATGGTAAAATTTGGCAATATTTCCATGACCAGTGTTATCAAAAACCTTAATTGCAACCGGAATTTGTTTGATCAAAGAATCATAAACTTTTCCGCGTTCCGACAAACTTCCAATTTGTCGAATAAGATTTGGTAAAATTTCACATGAAGAACTAACAAGAAAAGCGTCTCGGATAATTTCTATATCTTCTTCAGACGGTTCGAATGATAAATTGAGTCCATTATAGCGATCTTTAGGCAACATTCGTGATGGTAGGAATACCTGGTGGCGGGCCATGATTTTAAATTAAAAGAGTGGGGACTCTACCCTATTGGTTTCTCAGATACTATTTAAATGTTCCTATACTTTTTAGTTATTTCGATAACGTGGTGGAGAATATCTTTTCCCTCAACTGTCAACCCGAGGAATTCGGCTTCGACAAGACTGCAATATTTTCCACCTTTCTTTAGATAAAGAACGTTTTCTTTACCGACAATTTCTTGTAATAGGCTCATACATTCAAAAGGTTTAGTCATCTCATCAAATTCAATACCATTTTCCTTGAAAATACCAACTAAATAATGAATATTTGTTCCGATTGAAAAATGTTCTGCTAATAAGAAAAGATTTTTATTTAACTGAATGTGTTGTTCTTCTATATTCTCGCGACAAATTATCGTATCTTTAATTAACTTGCTAAGTTGTGAAGCATCTATATTATATTTTGTAAGAAACCATTCATTAATTTCACAATTTTCAAGATCACGTATTTCAATTCCCTGTTCTTTACTCAACTTGATTAAATCCTCGTTCAATTCATTCCGATCAATTGCTGGAAAAGCCGACTTTCGTAAAAGATGCATAATATGATAATCAATTTTCTCCATCAATCGACAAAAATCTTCATATTCGTCGAAATATTCTTGGGTGCCATCGATTTCATCAAATATCTGTTTTTCTGTGTAAATTTCCTTAATTTTTTCCAGACTGGCGCCTTTTTGTAACAGGTAATAAATCTTTTTCATATGCATACTCGTTATACAATTTTCAAGAAGTTCGTCGAGGAATTTTGTTTGATAAATTCGAATGCCATATTCAATTAATTTTTTATAAATATCATCATAAGAACCATCAAAATCTGAGTCATGAAAATAATCGGTAATATAAAAGATAAAATCGCGAAGACACGTTG